ATGTGTACATCCAATCAATGCAACACAGGGGGAAACGCCGTGAAACTTACTGTTTTGTTACTTACACTTTTTATTGTGGCGTGTGGTGGAGCTTCAGAACAAGACTCACCCTCTGGGGCTGTGTGTAACACAAGTAATCAATGTGTGGACGATAACCCTGTTGTAGCAACTCCTGTTGTCACCCCGGTTCCATTCGTCACATACGAGACAGAGACAACAGAGCACTCAGACGGGAGTAAAACAATTTGTCTGTTTGTGATTGCAAATAACTTGCGCACAGAATCCGGGTGTGTTATTGTTGAATCCTCAAATGTTCGTAAATAAGGAGAACGCGTAATGATTATCACATTCAGGAACAAATACGGACTTCTGATTACTGGGATTTATGACAAAGGAACAAAACCGACACCATATGACCCCGGTGAGCAAGAAATGTTCACAATCCTTCGTATTGAAGGGGAGAATGGAGAGAATGTCACAATGGAGTTCTCTGACGGGCAACTCCGAGGGATGGACATTCGTTACTTGCAAGAAGCTCGTAATGCTTGTTGTGTTGAAGAAGATGAGTTTGCCATTGAAAAACATCTTGCTAATAAACAAGCTGAGGTGTATAGTTGGGAATACCCTGTCTGATTTTGATTGGGTGAAAATAAATTTCTAAATTTTATTAAGGAGAACTAAATGAGCAAAAATACTGAATTGGCTAAACGTCTGCGTTGCAATATATTTGCAAATCGTGACACAGTAGATGAAGCATTGGCTTATGCTTATGAAACACTTAAAAACAACCCCAGTGGACTCACTGCACTGTATGTAGTACTCAATACTGTGTGCAATGAAATTGAAGCAAACGAAAAAGAAGTTGCATAAACGGTTGACACAAAATCAGTAGTTTGCTATAATAGTGGTATTGAATCAAGCAGCAAGCACCAAACAGTGCGCTGACATGAGTACTCTTTAACAATTTAGAGCAGTAACAATGTACCGTTAGACTTCTGGTGAGGTCATCACCCTTTCAAGGTGACTAGATGGGATCGTAACCCATACGGTATACCATAGTAAAACATATTAGTTGCCCTTGCAAGCAATTGCATTGAGGACTGCGGAATCCTGAACATACAGATTACCTAGAAAAGCGAGAAACAAATTGGAAACGATTTGCCAAGCGTAAGGCTGCGTCAGGCTGGTTCATTAGTATGTTTTACTATGGTGACGCCTCAGCGTAAGGGTTCTAGGTCCCGAGAAGCGATTAATGCTCAAACATGCAGATGGGCTCGCATGGCCATATTGAAACATATTGCGATGCCGTTCCGCGGCGGCGACCACAAAGAGAGTAGTGTGTTTCAATATGGTATAGTATACCAAAAGAACGTTCCAGCGTCACTGGATACTCTGACCCGGAGGATGAGAAGTGCTATGACAAGCACGGGTGGTACACTTCAAACCGAAAGTGCGCTGGCAATGCGAGAACGGACCCTGTTGTGGAGCGGGTGGAGGCTGTAGTGAGGGGTTAAAAACCTGATGCATACAGTATAATTACCGCCGAGGGTCGCAGAGCATTTAACTTGAGTTATGGCAAGCGGTCCATAGACGGGAGTGTAACCCGATAGATACAGAACATAAGTATCCAACGTGATGAGCCTTGTTTGACCGTAGAGTTTAGGCAAGAAACACATAACGAAACGGCAGGCGTTAAACGGGATTACAATCGCCTAGGTAATCAAGAATATTGGGGCATTGCGCCAGATGAGACTCTCCCTTGCATACGGAGTATAATGTGATAAGTTGTATGCAGTCTATATACCTCGTCCTAGCAGATTCAGACGTTAAATGAATCTGCATATTGAAACACATTAATCTTGGGTAGTTTCGCCAAGTCTGACCGGCTTGGGTTTCCGCTATAAGATGCAAGGTAAACTAGTCCTCTCGTCAAGGTTCTTGCTAGTGTGTTTCAATATGGTATATCAGTTGTTAGTGAGTCATTCACGGGACTGGCGAAAGCACATCAAGACTCGGAATCTTGGACACTGACTACAGACGCAATGGTAGGTGCACCTGCTGTTGTTGATACACCATAATTAAGTGCTATAAGGTATGTGATCTGATCAATCACTATACGGGTCAAAGCGGCCGGCGACTGATCCTGATATAACTGCATCGGCTATGACTGGGAAGCACCCAACGTCTAAATTTGCATATAGCACTTAATTATGGTATAGCTTAATACAAGAGCAGTGGGAACACAGGTATCAACGCCTACCCATGAGTACAGGTGCAACTCCTGTTACCATAACATTATTTGATTTGTGCAGCTATTTGTTGAACCTGCGAACATGTGTCCATATGGGAGCGTCAAGCACATGCGTAGTACCCTCATCGCCACCTATACGCAATCGTAGTTCGGGGTCTACTCCCTGATCAACGTGTTTGGATACAAAACGAGCAAGAGTGGCGTCACTGGTGTATATTAACATAACGCCCTGATCATTGCACACGGTGTACATAGTAAAACCAAATCTGTCTCTGGATATGTCTAGCATTACATATTTATTATGGTACAGCGTTATATAATGAGCATATATTGAAACACATTAGTTCTTGGGGTTGTTCCCAAGATAATTGTATCCAATGGATCCCTAGTGTGTTTCAATATGGGCTGTGATTGAGCTGGGGTTCTTGGCTGCTTTGCAAGCAGTTATCGGTGGGTTCGATTCCCACACGGTCCACCATACAATTGGGGATTGGTGAAATGGTATCACAACGGATTTTGATTCCGTTGTCACAAGTTCGATTCTTGTATCCCCTGCCACATAATGGTGTTGTTGATGTAGTGGTTGCATAGCTGACTGTGAATCAGCATGAGAGGGTTCAATTCCCCACAACACCCCAAGGTTTATCTCCGTATGGCGTAATCTGGAAGCGTACCTGGTTTGGGACCAGGCGGTGAAAGTTCAAATCTTTCTATGGAGACCAACTATTGCCGATTAAGCTAATCTAGTGAAAGCGCCGGTCTGAAGAGCCGGATAGTTAGGAGCGTAACCTAAAGTCGGCACCAAATTCTATGGAGAGTATATGTCAGACGAAAACGATAAGCGGCAACACAGTACCCGACTGCATCAAAAAGAAAAAAAGATCAAGCGTCAAGTGCAGTTGGCCAAGAACTATTCATACCATAAACTCGGTTCTACCATGAATGATTGGAAGTATCTGACACAACCTCACCGCAACCACAAGACTGCAATCTTTAACTGCGGTGACCCCAAATGTTCAATGTGTATGAATCCCAGAAAATCTACGGGTGAAGAATCTATGCAAGAGCGTAAACACAAACAAGATAAATTATACCGGGATGATGGCAAGGGGGATTAATCTTCTTGGCCAACTATAATACACATATACAAATTTAAAGAGAGCACAATGTTTAAGGTATATTGGACTGACCATCAAGACGTATCGTATGGCAAACAATTTGAAAAAATGACAGATGCCCTGAATTTCACACAAGAATTGCGCAATGTGCACCAGCGTAGGTTTGTTACCATGGTGAGCGAGAACCCCGACTGTACCAATCTGTTGGGTGTGAGTGAAGCCAATGCAGACTACAATTGGAAAAAACGCAGAGCATAAACAATACCCGGTTAGCTCAGTGGTAGAGCAGCAGCTTGATAAGCTGTTGGTCGCAAGTTCAAATCTTGCACCGGGTACCATTATGGTAGAGTAGCATAGTGGCCAATGCAGCACCTTCATACGGTGCCCATCGTGAGTTCGAGTCTCACCTCTACTACCAAAATAATGAATATCATTTGCTATTAGGAATAAATAATAACATCAGTGTGCCGCAAGGGCATTGGTATATAAACAATCTTGCTTAACTTAAAGGAGAAAAATTATGTCAAAGATTATCGGTATCGATTTGGGTACCACAAATTCATGTGTAGCAATCATAGATGGAAAAACAGCAAAGGTCATTGAGAATTCAGAGGGTGCGAGAACCACTCCCAGTATCATTGCCTATATGCCAGACGGTGAAATTTTGGTGGGTGCTGGCGCCAAGCGTCAAGCAGTTACCAACGCCAAGAACACGATTTACGCAAGTAAGCGATTGATTGGCAGAAAGTTCAACGAAAAAGCAGTACAAAAAGACATCAACCTAATGCCATTTACCATCGTAGAAGCAGACAATGGCGATGCATGGGTACAGGTAAACGACCGGCGCCTGGCACCACCGCAGATCAGTGCAGAAGTATTGCGCAAGATGAAAAAAACGGCTGAAGATTTCTTGGGTGAGCCTGTTACTAAAGCAGTTATCACAGTGCCCGCCTACTTCAACGACAGTCAACGTCAAGCAACCAAAGATGCAGGCACCATTGCCGGTCTTGAAGTGTTGCGTATCATCAACGAACCCACTGCAGCAGCATTGGCCTATGGTGTTGATAAAGCAGACAAGGCCGATCGTAAAATTGCAGTGTATGACTTGGGCGGCGGCACATTTGATATCAGTATCATTGAGATTGCCAACGTAGAAGGCGACAAGCAGTTTGAAGTACTCAGCACCAATGGTGATACATTCTTGGGTGGTGAAGACTTTGACCAACGCATTATGGATTTCATCATTGATGAATTCAAACGAGAATCAGGTGTTGATCTGAGCAAAGACGTACTTGCACTGCAGCGTTTAAAAGATGCAGCAGAAAAGGCCAAGATTGAATTGAGTAGCAGTAACCAAACAGATGTTAACTTGCCATATATCACGGCTGATGCCACTGGTCCTAAACATCTCAATGTTAAAATCACTCGTGCGAAATTGGAAAGCATTGTTGAAGAACTGGTCATGCGCAGCATTGAGCCATGTAAGACTGCTATTGCTGATGCTGGCATCAGTGTTGCTGACATTGATGAAGTTATCTTGGTTGGTGGTATGACTCGTATGCCCATGGTAGTAGAGCAAGTGGAAAAGTTCTTTGGTCGGTCACCTCGCAAAGATGTGAATCCAGATGAAGCAGTGGCCGTGGGCGCAGCTATTCAGGGACAAGTGTTGGGTGGTGGACGTTCAGACGTACTGTTACTTGACGTAACTCCACTGAGTTTGGGTATTGAGACTCTGGGTGGTGTAATGACCAAGATGATACGAAAAAATACAACTATCCCAACCAAGCACAGTCAGACTTATAGCACAGCAGATCATAACCAGCCTGGTGTCAGCATCAAGGTCTATCAGGGTGAGCGTGAAATTGTAGTGGGCAACAAGGCCCTGGGCGAGTTCATGTTAGAAGGTATTGAGCCAGCACCCAAAGGCGTACCACAAATTGAAGTGACGTTTGATATTGATGCCAATGGTATTCTTGATGTTAAGGCAGTGGACAAGAAAACAGGCAAAGAAAAGCAAATCACCATCAAGGCCAGTTCAGGGTTGAGTGAAGAAGAAATTGAACGCATGGTCAAAGATGCTGAATTGAATGCTGAGGAAGACAAGAAGATTGTGGATTTAGTATTAGCTCGCAATCAACTGGATGGCAGCATTGGCAACTTAGAAAAGAAAGTGGAAGAACTGGGTGACTATGTTCCCACTGAAGACAAGACTGCCATTGAACAGGCTATCACACAAGCAAAAGCCACTGCCGCTGGTGATAACAAAGATGACATGGACAAGGCAGTGGAAACCCTACAAGAATGGTATCAAAAAACTATTCCTTGGGAAGGTGAGAAGCGCAACAAAGAAATGCCTGCGGGAGATCCAAGTCAACAAGGTGATCCAAACGTAGTAGATGCAGAAGTCAAGGAAACAAAAGAAGCTGTATAAGTTTCAAGCGGGTATAGCTCAGGGGTAGAGCGAAACATTGCCAATGTTTAGGTCGGGAGTTCGAAACTCCCTACCCGCTCCAAATTAAACCGTCTTTAGCTCAATTGGATAGAGCGTCGGGCTTCGAACCCGAAGGTTGTGGGCTCGAATCCTGCAAGACGGACCAGTATTAAAATAATCAGTAGCTGGCGTTGTCAGTTAAATAACTATACGGAAATGTGGCAGAGTCCGGTTTATTGCAGCAGTCTTGAAAACTGCCGAGTGTTAAAGCTCCGTGAGTTCGAATCTCACCGTTTCCGCCAGAATATGGTAAAATAACAGTTGACATTAATTGGCAAATCATGTATAATTGTTTCTTTAGTTGAAAGGCCTAATATGAATCTGAAATTAAAAGCAATTGGTATCACCCTAGGATTTTTTGTAATGACTGCTACAATAGGAGCAGTGGCGGCACATTTACCAGTACAGGCGATTGGCGCACTGGTGTGCATTGGCGTAGCATATTTGTTTTACACGCTGGTGTTGGGACAGTTGGAAATTACCGAATCCCTTAAAAATATTGGTAACAAAAACACAGAAGTAAAAACCAAGTAGTAATCTGGAGACGTGGCCGAGTGGTCGAAGGCAGCAGTTTACTGTAAAATTGATAAATAACATAATAGGAGAATATTATGTTATGTGATTATGGTTGTGGTGCACTTGCTATAAAGTTATTTGGTTCAGGCCGATGGTGTTGCGCGAGCCATACAAGTAAGTGCCCGGCAATGAAAAAAAAGAACAACGTGGCGGCTAGATCATATTTGGATTATGATTGGATTGAAATACAAAATGCGTATGATACTGGATTATCACACCGTGATTTAACTGATGTGTTCAGGTTTTCATCAGCGACGATATTACACCAGGCAGTAACGCATGGACTGTTGGTATCTAGAAGTCGATCTAGTGCTATGGTTTTAGCAAGAGATCAAGGCAAGTGTAAATTAAGTGAAATAAAAAAAAGCGAGTTAGCTGAATCTTCACGTAGTCGTATACTTGCTAGGTATGAATCAGGATGGATGCCAAAAGCAGGACGATGTAAAAAATACAAGTATGTTTCACCTATTGCTGGGGAAGTTTATTTAGACGGAACTTGGGAATTAGCAGTTGCAAAGTGGTTAGATGAAAAAGAATATAATTGGAGACGTAATACTAAACGGTTTCAATATGTGAATTTGAAGAATAAATTAAGTTACTATACTCCTGATTTTTGGGTAGAAGAACTTGGTGGATACCTTGAAATCAAAGGATACGAAACTGCGTTAGACAGATGTAAATGGTCTCAATTTATCGAACCGTTGGTTGTTTGGAAAAGAAAAGAGTTAAAAGAATACGGAGTGCTCCCATAATGGTATTGGAGCAGATTGCTAATCTGTCGTTGGTTTGTAGCCGACTTCGGGGTTCGAGTCCCCGGCACTCCGCCAAGAACATGCAGTAGAAATGATTTATTCCGTGAGAGCCGCAAGGTGTGGCAGCAGACTGTTAATCTGTGCGAAAGCAAGTTTGGTTCGATTCCAAATCGCGGAGCCAAATATTATAAAGAGGAAACTATGGCAGCAAAAAAAGTATTGACACGTGATTCAATGAAAACTAAAACAGGCAAGACACGTTTGGGACCATTGAATGTAGCACAGTTGACCAAGTTGTTGGCGGGTGCTCGCAAGAAACATGCTCCACAAATTGCTCGTGCTATCGCTGAACGAACAGTCACACAACAAGTCTCAACAAAAGTTTCTGCTGAGGCAGTAGCAGAGTAAATAAAATAACGCCCGCATAGCTCATTTGGCAGAGCAACTGATTTGTAATCAGTAGGTGGTCAGTTCGAATCCGACTGCGGGCACCAAAAACTATATGTCATCATCTTCAGCCAAATTAGCAACCCAATTAATTGAGAGAGTTAAGAATCTCAAGAAGCACACTGTCATGCTAAAAATAGATGGATTCACTGGACATGGACCAGTGCCATTTGATCTCAAGATCACCAAAGGTTTGGCCACTGTAACACTGCTGGCAACTGATATGCTTGATGCCAAGCGACAAGTGAGTGCATATTTTGGCAGTGATGATTGGGTAGATTAGTTAACAATAGATTTGACAAGTAACCAGTAAGCATGTATAATAGCTGTATTGAATGAATTAAGTAGTAATGCTCTTTAAAAGTTTATTGCCTCTGTAGCTCAATTGGTCAGAGCAGCGGACTCATGAAAATTGTGCCGTACATGTGGAAACTGTGTACGGGATGGTGTCAAATTCGGTGAAACCTAAGTGTGGTAACACATAAGGCAATGCCGAGCGAAGCTTAGTGTGAAAACACTTTGAACGTGTAGAGACTAGACGGCACCCACCTAAGTGCATATGCATATGGTGAAGGCATAGTCCAGGGAGTAGCGAAAGTTACACAAACCAGAATCCGTTGGTTACAGGTTCAAGTCCTGTTGGAGGCACCAAAGTTTCATATTAGGAAAAAAGAGATAAATACACGATGACAAAATTATTTAAGTCACCGCTGATTTCTTGCTTAATATGTAAACAGGTTTACAGTGTGAAGGGGTTGTCTACTCATATAGTCGCTTCACACACCCAAGATGGTAAGAAAAAATGGGCGACTATAAGTGACGTTGAAGTTTCTAAAGTTCGCGCCCGCGGCACAACCATTAAGAATGGTAACGAACACTCGTATTTACAAAATGTAAATTTCTGCAAAGAATGCAATATTCCTTTATCGTATGATAAAAGAAAAAATAAATTCTGTAGTAGGTCTTGTTCCGCGATACATTCTAATAACAATGCGCCTGCAGATAGAAAACGTGGGCCAAGTAAAACGGTCACGCTTTCTAAGCATGAAATGCGTAAGGCAAAACGAAATATCGTTGGTCCATACAGTACATTGTACCATTCAACATGTGCAGTGTGTTCAGTAACAATTGTATCTCAGTATGCAAAAAAGTATTGCGGCGATCACGCCAGTCACTATAGTCATCACATGCGAGCCAAATATTGGTTCACCTTTGTGTTAAAGGATTATCCTGATTTATTTGATTTTGCTTTATTAAAGACATATGGCATGCGTAGTAACGACAACATAGAGGGTGTTGTTAGGGATCATAAAGTGAGTGTGGCTGACGCAATAAAGTATGACTATGATCCCTACTACATCAAGCATCCCCTTAATTGCGAGTTGATGGTAAATTCAGAAAATGCGAAAAAGCATAAGCAGTCCAGTATGTCATATGATGAATTGGTAACACAGGTAAAAGAATACAATAAAAAACAGTTGACTTTAAAAGAAAACTGAAGTATAATACAAGAATAGAAAGTAGCAAAGCGGGATTAGTTTAATGGCAAAACAGCAGATTTCCAATCTTCGGTCGAGAGTTCGATTCTCTCATTCCGCTCCAAAGTTTTAAATGTTCTTTAGACAATTCAAGTAGTACGATGCGCATATGGCGAAATTGGTAGACGCGCCAGATTTAGGTTCTGGTCTCAACGGGTGGGGGTTCGAGTCCCTCTATGCGCACCAAAGATTTACAGTAGAATGTATGCCCGAATGATGGAATAGGTAGACATAGCAGACTTGAGAGTAAAATTTGAGTGCCCTGGGGGAAATCCTAGGAGTAGAATTCGTCAAATTCGGTGAACGCTTTAAAATGCCAATACCGAGCGAAGCTAAGTAAGAAATTACTTTGAACGTGTAGAGACTAGACGGCGAACATCTAAGGTAGCAATACTATGATGAAGGTATAGTCCAGACCGCAAACTGAAAAGGTAGCGAAAGCTATAGTGGTAAGAAAATCTGCCGGCGCGAGCCGTCCCGGTTCAAGTCCGGGTTCGGGTACCAGATTATAATAAATAGATATATGAAATTTAACATTTATGTAAACAGTATGTTTTACAGGTCACTGGACTTGGGAGATGTAGAAAAGTACAATCCCAAGACTATCACTGATATCGTATTTGCCGACAGGGATGCAGGTCGTATTCCTGATAGTTTTAATACCAGTCAGGGCTTGTCAATTCGTATTGAAAAAGTAATTTAACCAATTAATGCCTCGGTAGTTTAATGGTAGAACGCCATCCTTACACGGTGGATACGGGAGTTCAATTCTCCAACGAGGTACCATTCACCCTAACAGAAGAAAACACAATGAACAAGATATACGGACTTGATGGCATGGACGGCAGAACATCATCATTAGCTGCCAAACAAATTGGCGGCAAAGGTGGATTGTTTGATTTGGTGCTGGTGGCCAGCATCAGAGTAAGAGAACTTAAAAAAGGCCATGCTCCCAAAATAAACACTGGTCATGGCATCACCGTAACAGCACTGTGTGAAATTGAACAGGGTTTTATTGGTAGAGATTATCTACGCAAATTAAAGTAATAACATAAGGCTCTCTAGTTCATGTTGGCAGAACATCGGTCTCCAAAACCGAAGAGCGCGGATCGTCACCGTGGAGAGTCGCCAAAACAATGCATCAGTGGCAGAGAGGTCCAATGCACGGGACTGCAAATCCTGAAAACCACAGGTTCAAATCCTGTCTGATGCTCCAAGTGCAGGTAGCAACACATTAACATAAAGGAAAAATCATGCAAGTAAGCGCAAGTCATATCTTAGTAGAAACAGCAGAACAAGTGAATCAATTGAAGGCACAGATTCAAGCAGGCGAATCATTCAGTGAATTGGCCAGAAAAATCTCCAAGTGTCCCAGTGGTGGCAATGGTGGTAGTCTGGGTACATTTGGCGAAGGTCAAATGGTCAAGCCTTTTCAGGATGCAGCATTTGCACTAGAAGTAGGTGGATTGAGTGAGCCTGTCCAAACACAATTTGGATATCATTTGATTCAACGTACTGCCTAAGCACAATCGCGGGATAGAGAAGTAGTATCTCGTTTGGCTCATAACCAAAAGGTCGCTGGTGCGAATCCAGCTCCCGCAACCAATAACCCTGTCAATTTAACTGTTGACAGGGTATTTTTTTAAGTGTACAATAACTAACTCAAAGGAGAGATTACCATGAAAGACGAGAGCCATTTACCAGTAGCAGAGCAAAGTCTGGTGTTCAGACTGCGCAAACGAGCAGAGATACGCAGACAGATACCCAGCCGCAAAAGTGTGGAAGAAGGCCGGAGTGACCGCATGGCAGACTTGCTGGATGAAGCGGCTGACTGTATTGATGCACTCACCAAACGAATCATCAGCCGTGGTTGATTAGACCAGTGCAATGTCAAATACCCAACTGTCCATTACCTCATCAGTAACGTACTCAAAGGGTATCCAACAATAGCCACGCATACACCAATCATCCCCAAAACTATTTCTGGCCAAGAACAATCGTTTTTCTAAATCATATCCCACAAAGCACATTGCATGACCGCCCAGTGGCTGTTCAGTTTTGCCTGGCATGTCCAGTATAAAATCTTTGGTATACTCTAAATTATCAAATGCTGAGTATACTCTGAAACTGAACATCACTGGCAAATCATTGGTCAGCGCATCAACCGTGTCATTGACATTGAGCAACCTATAGTAGTTTCTAATATTTCTGCTTTTGCCATCCTGGTAACTTTCTACCGTGGGTGCCATGGCAAAATTATTTATATTATATGGCCACTTGGATTCACTGCACACACCATACTGGTATACTGCCTTTATGGCATCACGTAGATAAGCACCCTCATCTTCATCAGTATCTCCTTCAATCAGTCTGGCGTTATAGTATACGTACAGTCTACTCAAATCAATGAACTTGTCAGGCACTTCTTTGTTCATCAACAGTTCATAAGCTCCCACTACTGATTGCCCAGTACAACTGCCCAGGTGTCCCTGATCTTCTACCCTACTACACCAGGGACGTAAGTCCACACGCTCTTTGAGAGGAATTTGGCTTGACATGTAAATAAAATCTCGCCAATCCTCCCTATCTGCTTTTACTTTATAATTATTATTTTTTTGTATAAGCATTGGTTTATCTTTAGTATTTGAACTTGTTGGGAAACTGCTGAATAATTCCATTAGAAAAGATATCAGCAAAGCTCATGGTGCCATCAGGTTGACCAGCAATCATTATGGCATTTACTCGGTCCACTGATTCAGCATCTGCAGTCCAATCTTTCTTTTCTCTGGCTTCAGCCTGAACAATCCACTCATCAGCAACTTTGGTAAGTATGCCCATTACTGCATCCTCTGGCCAAAATCTCATGTTCACATTGTCCAACAATCTGGCTATGTCCTTGATATCAACGGTGAGTCTTTGTTTCAAGTCAGTGGTACTCTTGCCCGACTTGATGGCTTTTACTATTTCACCCAATGATTTTACCAATGAGGTAACGTGCTCGTTGAATCTAATGGAAGCAATGGTGCCATAGTACTCGTTGATCACTTGACTCAATGCTGTTACATCTTTCTTTAACTGATCAGCAATTGCATCAACGTCATTGCCACCATTAATTGCACTGACAATATAGCTGTGTACTCTGTTGACAAAATTACCAAACAGATATCTGGATGCCAACTTCAGGTCAACCATTGACTGTGTGTCTGGCATGGTGGGAGGCACTGGTGGCTCGCAACTCATGCTGGCTTTGATCTCATTGGCCAGTGGATGGTCAAAATGTTCTTCTACGATGGTATGTGTTATTTTTTTGTACATGATTTTCTCTTTTTAGAATTTATTAAATTACACGCCAAACACCAGCGCGGAATATTGCAGTAAGACTGGCGTTGTTGCTCAATGATTTATTGGGCGAACCATCTATCTTTTCAGGACCGGTGGCTGACACACTAACACTGCCGCCGGCACCTTCGTTTTTAATTGTGTAACTCTTTCCAGTAACTCCGGGTGGTAGGGTTATAGTGATACTGTTAGCAGTGGCGCCAATATACTCATCAGTTGACAATGCGGTATAGTTATTTGACACACCAACAGTAGTAACAATACCACTACCAGTAGCAGTGATAGTAATATTACCAGTGGCTGCACTTATGCTGATATTGTTACCAGCAACCAAACTGGTGACACCAGTGTTGGTAACAGTGAATGCAGCATTGGGACCATTGCTAGTAACTCCAGTAATGGCGATACCAGTATTTGCCGTGGGTGTAATGTGAGTGATAACTCTGTTTTGATTATCATATACAGCGGCAGCCGAAACGTCACTGGCTGTCGTTATGCTACCAATTGATTCAATAATACCTGCTACATTTAAGTTACCATCAGCATTGATGGTATTGAATGTGATGTTGGCATTGGATGCAACACTCTGTGGTATTGATATAATACTGTTTGCTACATTGATATTGGCACCAACTTGTAGTACACCAAGTTCAGCCCCAGATCCTTCTGGGAATAAGTATGACATTTTTTATTTTCCTTTTATATTATGTTCCATCGTGTGCCGTCAAACACTACAATGATACTGGCTTCAGTTCCCAATGTTTTGCTGGATGCAGTGTCCAATTTCTGTCCACCCGTTCCTTCAACCTTTATATTGCCTGATGCTTGATTTTTTATATAGTATACCTTACCAACAATACCCAAGGGCAGTGTTATTTCTATATCTTTTTTTGTAGCACCAATATAATAGTCAGTTGCAAGCGCGGTATAGTCAACTGCAGTAAGAGTGACATCTATTATGCTGCCGCCACTGTTAGTAGCACTCAACACGCCACTGGGCGTAATAGACAACCCACTGCCAACCTGAACTACGCCAAGATTAGTAGTAGTTGATATTAACGCTTCTATTTCAACTGGAACAATACCAGGTGGCGTTGTACTAGATAAAGGCGGTGTTTGTTTTAGTGCGCCACCGTTGGCTATAACTACTTGTGGTTGTCTACTGTATGCCATGATCGTATTAGATTAAGATCCACTGTGCGCCATCGTACACCATAGTTAGGGCGCCGAATGGAGCATTGATAGTAGCAGTGGCAGCACCGTCGATTGTATCGGCACCGTTTGGTGTGATAGTGATCGGTGTTGCTGGAGCAGCCAAACCTAAACCATCTTTGATTGTAAATACCTGTCCTAGTACTCCAGCAGGCAAGTTTACTGCAACTGCAACTGGGCCTGGTACTTGTACGCTGATAACTTCATCAGTTGCTGCAACAACTGCAATCGGAGTAGCAACTGCAACACGAACAGCTAATGGAATAACTCCACTTGAACTGATTGTGATAACTTGAGCACCGGTGCCGACTGTTGGTGCAATTGTGATACCCGAACCAGCGAGTATTGAGGTTGGATTATTTGTATATGACATTTTAGTTTTTTCCTTTATAATTGTTAACTAATTCTGGTCAGTGTAACCTTTACACTATTACCAGTGGGTCTTGTTGGGGTTACTGCGGCTGGGAGAGCAGTTAGAGTAACAGTGATATCAGCACTACTCCAACACATTTGAATATTGCCGCCAGCTGGAATATTCAATGTAAAATTACCTGATGTAAAAATTAACGCCAGGGTGTTTATTAGTTCTAAATCCTGTCTTGATCCTACTACATCAACTCCGTTTAGTCTGAGCCATATGCTTATGTCGCTAGTACCACCTGAAGTTTTAGACACTATCATCGTGAACAATTTGGTGTATGTGCCAGCATTGACTACGGTGATAGCAGTACCACCAACTACACTGACGCCATTGGCTGGACCAGTTACATTGAATGTCACAGTGTTGATAGCACTAGCGACTGGATTTGTTTGTGTGGTGCTGTCAGTGAAGAACCCATAGTTAAGCAAGCCCAGTGTTGCACTGATAGTTCCATCAGTAACACTGAGTCCCGTTCCGACCTTAACAATTCCGTAGTCAGTAAGCGATGCTAGTGGTTCTTTGTATGCCATTATGCAATACTCCAATCAGTGCCATTGAACACGAATTGTAAATTACCGTAGTTAGTGTTGATAGTAGCAGATGCGGCATTGTCAATCTGTTGTCCACCAGTACCTTGTATAGTAATAGGAAAATTAAACGCATTTCCAAAACAATCCTTAACCATATACACTGTGCCTAGTATACCGGTCGGTAATGTAATTGTAACCAACCCATTTGTTAATACGCACATGAAGTAATCGGTACTTAATGCAGTATACGTCGGAGTAACTACATTAGTAACGGCAACTGGACTTGGTAGACCTGGAGGTCCGGGAGGGCCTGGAGGGCCAGGCGGTCCTACTGGACCAACACCATTATTGACAAAAATATCAGTACCAGCGCCACCATACTGTGCAATCACAGGATATACTCGTCGTGCAATAGGTCTACGAAATACTCTACGAACTGGCATTCTGGTACGTAATAATCCCAAATTATTAAAAAACATTATTTATCTCCGTTGGTTTCACGCTGACGCCAAAAATTAGGTATCATATTTTTCACTGAGGCTGAGAATGTGCTTTCATTAACATCATCAGGTTCTTTAACTACTGGCGCAGCAGCTACTGTTGGCTCAGGCACAACAACTGCGGGTTCAACCATACTGGTTGGAATAGGCATCACTGGCATTACCGGTGCTATGGGCGCTACTGGTGCTATAGATGCCACAGGAGTCACAGTGGCTTCAGGAGTTTCTATTCCTGTTGCCAAGTATGTTTGCCAACGAGAATCAATTGGTGAAGGAGTGTAGGTGACTTCAGTTTTATTTTTAGTTATTTCACTGATAGCAGCCACTTCTCTTTTGGTCAAGCCGCCTTCAGCTTCAGCCGCCGGCGGCTTCGCGCTATCTGGATTAACAAAATTATACAGTGTGAGTGCCTTGGCCACTATCTCTGCCTCTGAGGGATAGGGAGCGAAGGGTGGGTAGGGTAATTTGATGCGCCTAGTGCGCCAAGATTCATCACATTCGGCCAGCCACTTGTTATGATCTTCTGCTCTACGATTGATATATTCTTCGTTTAACAGAGTTCTGGCCATTTTAAGTAGCTCAAGTCTTTGTTTAGTTTGTTCAATATCGCTCATGCAATCACCTAATCAATTAATGCTTGGGAAAGTTTACAGCCACAGTAAACAGTGTTCCCATGATACCAAACAGTGCAGAAATTGCTGCACCCAGTAGTATCCTTTTAATAGCTCTAGTTTGTTCAATAATATCAGCTATCTTGCGTTCAGTAGCGGTGATCTTATCTTCTAATACTTTATTTCTTTCTAACGACAACACCACATGTGTTTCTAGATTGGTTTTTTCTATATCCTTATCACTACTAGGAATGAAAGCCATGACTAACTCTGAAACATAGATGGAAATTGTGCAATGATGCCTCTGCTGAATATATCTGCCAAGCTGTCAAACCCTTTACCATGATCAGGTACGCCAGTAACAACCAATTTGGAAATAGTGTCAATTGCAATTTCATCAGCAATGATATCACCTGCTGCTCTAGCAGTAAGTTGGTCTTGCCATGCCTGAACTACCGCAAGCATGATATCTGAAATTGCAGTTGTTGGCCAGTTATTGGGATTCAATTCATTTAATACACTGGCAAAGTCATTTACAAAGGGTACCCAGCTGGCAACAATTTCTTCTGTTGGTTGGTTATTTTTTAATGCTTCAACATAGTGCATACCAATATCATCAATGGCTATCAGTGAAGTACCTATTAGCCTACTGGCTGTGGGTCCATAATAGGTAAGTGCCAAGTCACCTATTGCCACAGCGTTCTTGTGCATTCTGCCTTTGACCTGATCAGTACCTGGCAAATTCCCGTTCAAACTAACTGCGTAATTCATTAAACTATAGGCCCACTTATTCCAAGCAGTTCTGCAGTCCATTCTGAACAACATGGTATCTTCAGTGAGTACATACTGCGGCAGTGGATCATTGAATCCCAGTGATCCATCACCATTGGTATAGTATATGCTTGACTTTGGATTCATTCTTTTAGCCTCTACATTTTTTTTAAATTCCGGAGACATTGGGTGACCAAAGTGTTCTTCTACGATGTCATGCGTGATTTTTTTGTACATTTTATTACCAAATTGCGGTTGGTGTTGCGATTTGATTGACACCAATCATACCGCCGGTGTTGACTAAACTTTGATTGGCGATTGCACTGCCAATGACATTAGTACTAGTGCCACCGTAGCCATATGGATAGCCATATGGATAACCACCAAACATATAAGGACTTCTGTAAAACGGATAAACGTATCCAAACATTTTATTTTCCTTTAAAAAAGTGAGCCAGCCTTGTGAGCCGGCCCACTGCTCTACATAGTAGAGAGTAGGGTATTAGTAATACCCATATCCCGGATAACCATAGCCGCCATAACCACATCCGTAACCAGGGTAGCCATAACCACCCCAATAAGGACATGCAATGCCACCCATATATGGGTAACCAATGCCGGCTGCCAAGTATCCTCTGGGATACCACCCTCCAAAACCTAATGCGGACCTATACATGATTGATCCTCCCTTTGCAATTAATTAATGCTTGTTGGTGTTGAAGTTTGTGTAGTACCAGTCATGGTGCCAGTGTTAACTAGACCTTGAGTTGATATTGCACTGTTCAATGCATTTAATGCACTATTTGTGCTTGCGCTTTGGAAAGCACTTACGGCGCCACCGTATGCGAGACCTAAACCACCGTATTGCACGCCAAGACCTGAGTAAGCAACATTGGTGTTGATTAATGCTGTGTTCAAGTTTTGTGTGTTCAATGCGTTGATTAAACCACGGGTTCTGTCGCCTTCTTCCATCGTCAGACGTTGTTGTGAGATAGCAGCTTCAGCAATACTACGCTGTATAGCAGCAGAAGTTTGACCAATAGCAGCATCGGTACGAGCAGCAGCCAACATAGTCTGTAGGGTACCTTCGCTAGTTGCTTGCTTTAGATCAGCTAGTGCTGTTGCATCGTGTAATGCAACTTGCATAGCACGATTGTTAATATCGTTTGTTTGCGCTACTTGTAGTTTGTAGTTTTCAAAGATACTATCAGAGACTTTTTCTCTTACGCCCTGGATTTGACCAGTTAATGCGAAGAAAGGATCAGTTGTTAACATATCAGCCATTTTATTATTTTCCTATAAAGTATAAAAAGCCTAGGAGTAAGTCCTAGTAACAACAAATAAAACCATTTTTACTTGTTGTATATAATTACTTAATTGATGAAACAGTGAATTAGGGTATGCTTGCGTTCTAGTACTGAAGCACTATAGTGGACAATAAAACACTCCCAGTGGGAGTGTTTTACCGCTATTAACACTGGGTGTTATTAGTTGATACTAGTTGGAGTACTAGTTTGTGTTGTGTTTGCCATGTCGCCAGTGTTGATTAAACGCTGGTTAGAAATAGCACTGTTCAATGCATTCACTGCACTGTTAGTTTGTGCAACTTGTGCTGCACCAACTGCACCGCCGTATGCAACTCCCAATCCACCATACAATGTGTTTAGGCCAGCGAAGGCAACATTGGTATTAATCAATGCAGTGTTCAAGTTTTGTGTATTCAATGCGTTGGCTAAGCCACGTGTTTTTTCGCCTTCTTGCATTGTCACGAACTGTTGTTCAATAGCAGCACCGGCCACACTACGTTGTACAGCAGCAGAAGTTTGACCAATAGCAGCATCAGTGCGGGCTGCGGCTAGCATTGTTTCCAATACACCTTTGCTCGCCGCTGCTTTTAAATCAGACAATGCAGTGGATTTGTTTAATGCAACTTGCATTGCACGATTATTAATGTCGTTTGTTTGTGCTACTTGTAGTTTGTAGTTTTCAAAAATACTATCTGAAACTTTTTCTCTCACATCATGAACTTGTCCGGTTAAGACGAAGAACGGATCTATTGTTAACATATCAGCCATTTTATTTTTCCTTAAGGTAAATGACACTGAACATCATGTGTCCAGTGTGCTATTTTACTTAAACCTAAAAATAAACTTGGTGAGTGTGCTTGAGATGTACTACTGAAGTGCTATCCAGGATTGAAGATTTGTTGAAATACCACATATTGGTCATATGTGAGCAGTATTTCAAATGGACAAGGTGGTTGATTGGGCGTGTAGCGAGTGATTAATATGCGGTAATTAATTTCGCCCAAGTCGCTGCTGATAGTAACGTCTACCGTATACTCGCTTCTACGATTACTGGGAGCAGCGATTGCTGACATTTCATGCTCTGTGATCTTTTACTGCAGACAACACCAGCTGAGTTCTATTTCTCACACCATAGGCTTTTAGTATTGCACTAACATGCGCCTTAACTGTGCTTTCAGTAATGGTCAACATATTGGCAACCTTCTTGTTGCTCAATCCACGCTGACAGATCAGTGTGGCTATTTGCTCTTGTCTGGCTGTGAGTTTGATAGTGTTTGTGTTTGCAGCAGGTGGTCTGTTACCTGGCAATTGAGCCAGTATGTGTTTGGGCCAGTACGATTTGCCTGCAGTTAGGTGATTTAATGCTTCGGAAACTTCCTCAATATTAAAGTTAGTGACATCCAACAGAACACCGTTAATGGATGTTCTTTGCATTTCTTTGATGATTTTTATATGAGTAGATTTTTCAATAACCACGCCAATTCTCAATTGGTCACTGTTGGGCATGAATCTGACCATGGATGTGATCATGTTTACAAATTCAGTGACACTGGACCCACTTTGCTCTATCATGCGAATGTGAGTTGCCAACGTTCTGTGCCCAGCTTCCAGTGAGTGAGACAGTTCGTTCCAAGTGCTGGGAAGATCCCATGTACAATTTAGTCGTGCTGATAGGTCACCGGTGCAAGCTGCGCTGGTTGAGTGGTCATCACGAAAATAAACTATATGTGGAATCTTTCTAATACTAGCAATCATTGATGACAATGCGGGCAATTGGCTAATGATATGCTCAGGCCAGTAGCGTACACCGGTTACCAGTGCCTGAGCAGATAGCAGGGTTTCTTCTAATCCAAACTCATTAGTAGCCATTATCCCATGTACTCCCAAACTTTTCAGTTCTGTTATGTAAAATAGTGGAGTATCTTTGTTAACACCAACTGCAATGGGAATGTTCAAGTTGAACAATTTTAATCTGGTTTTGATCATTGTCATCATTTGTGGTAATGATATACTACCATGGATGATTGTACTAATATTAAATGAAAGATATTTGGGATTCATTGCCAGCGCAGAATCCAAATTTTCCCAACCTATCACATAGTGAATGTCTATTGGCATTACTTGTTTATATATCTCTGCCAGTTCAGGCGTGACTGGGGTACGGTGATCCTCTCGGAAATAGAGGTGTCGTGGTTTTGAATTGGATGTATCAGCTGGCGTAGTGGCCAGTGGCAGTGTAGTGCTATCTGCCTGTATCGCCGCATCAAGTGCCAGTGCTGAAACTATGGCCGCATCCGTATTTTGTTGTTGAATTCTTTTCTGATTGCGTGTGGTTTTATTTTTCTTGCGATGGCCCTTCATCTGCAAACAGGCAATGATATCATTGGGCCAATGTGGATGTGATACCATGATATTTTTGACGGCCTCAACGGTGGCATCAATACCAAACTGTTCGGGATGTGGCACAATACCTGTTATGTTACAGGATTGCAATTCATTCACCAAATCAGCAGTGTCATCACATTCAACCATTGCGCCAATATTTATTTTTTTAGGCAATCGCATGCACAGTCGCTCAATGTTGCCAACGAATTCATGGTAGCTGCGTTGGGGTTCAACCCGACCGCATGAAATACTATAGCAGTTGGTTTTGTGTATCCAATCTGTACCACTAATTCTTGCCAATTGGTAACCAGTACTATTTGACTGTCAGTGTTTCGCTCAATGTACTTGTGCAACGAACTGGCTTGGGTAAATTTAGTATCAGTTGTGTAACAAATTACTGTTGATTGCATGGAATTCTCCTTGGGTACAGGAATCGTCGTAATTTGGTTAACTACCCAAGGATCAGCAATTGGTATATGCCTGACGTTATATCCTGGCTGGTACCGTATTGCGTTCCAATTGACATCTACTACTCCACTACCGTGCAGTGTCACAATTGGATCTTGCTGTAATTTTATATCATTCATCATCCTGTACTCATATTTACAATGTAATAAAGTTCTTGCTACCTGCTATAGTAGTACTATACACTAGTACTATAATAATCTTACTTTTTGTAACGATTTTTAGTTACTCTTAGTTACTTGCCATCTACCGCAAGTAGATTTCATACTGTACACAAGTTGCAGATTAAAGTCAACACAATTTGGTAAAATTTATTGGAGCACTGGCAGCTTGCTTTTAAACACATAGTATAGTATAATGATTTTCTTGGAGTTAAATACTATATGAAGAAAATCACTTTAATGATACTGTTGCTGATCTTTGCATGGGCACACACTGCACATGCAAAACCCATCAAACATCGTATCCAGATCAAGCACTCTAAACATGTTAAGCACGCCAAAAGAATACCGGCAGCCCAGTATGCACACTCACGAGCCAACGTGTTGTTGATGAACATCACCGACAATGCAGTGGTAAATGGCAGCTATGACAGCACCAAAGTCAGCATTGCCAGCATCAGCAAATTGATGACCATATACACAGTGTTAAAGAACGAACAAAACTTCAGTGAAACACTCATGGTAAGAACCAATCTGCGCAATCATACCAGACTGTGCCCAGGCATGCAGTTGACCAGAGGTGATTTAGTAAAGCTGGCACTGGTACACAGTGACAATCTGGCAGCAGTCACACTCAGTGAAAATTTCGTTGGAGGGCAAGAGGCCTTTATGCGATCCATGAACACGCATGCTAAAAATTTGGGCATGTACAACAGCACCTTCTATGAGCCCACTGGCTTGGATGCCAACAACAGCAGTACCCTGCAGGATGTATCACTGTTGACCAATGCAGCCAGCAAATATGAAATATTCCGACAGGCCGCGCAGACTGAAACTCTGGTGATAGATGCAGTTAGGAACAATAAAATCATCAAGATCAGAGCCAACCCCACCAGCACCATGTTTGGGCGAGCAGGAGTGGTAACCATCAAAACAGGGTTTACCAATGCAGCTGGATTTTGCATTACCATGCTGGTTCACTGTGAGGACAAAGTGTACAATCTAGTCATACTGGGCGCTCACAGCAAGAAGGAACGCACATATTTGATAGAGAAGTCACTTAAAACCATATATAACACCTGATCTGAATAAATACTTAAGTATATGTTTTAGAGATTTACTTAACCATTGAAAGAATTCACATGAGCAAAACAGTTGAAGTCGTTGATGAAATAGAAGAAGCATACGAAGATTGGCAGTACGAAGAAAGCGGCAAAAAGGCCTGTGTGTTTATAGAAAACACAATCATGCCCCTGGTCAGTGATTTTGACTATGGTAATGAGGACGAGGACTATGTATATGGCACTGCTACATTTGGCTTGTTTGTTGAATTGTTGCCCCTGTTGGCTCAATTGGGATACAGCAAAGAAGATTTATTAGAGCAGGTACACATGTACGTGGATTACGTGAACGAAAGAGTATTGCACTAGTGACAGTAGCAGTTTGCTATTTTTACAAGAACACCCCACACAGTCAAGTAAAAGAATTGATCATCAGCACTTTGGTCAATTCTTTATCCACCTTGATCGCACTGCCCAATACCATTGAAATATGCATATATGATTTCCCCAACACTGTGTACGGTGGCATGGACAAACATGTACACAATCGCATAGGCATCAACGCCACACTTGCACTGACTGACATTCCCAAAATACTGGTGCATGAACTGATTCACGTGCACCAGTGTCACACCAAAACACTGGAAATCAAAAACAACGGCATCTATTATTGGCACGGGATCCCATATGACAATGTGATGCCCGAAGCCATGAGTTATCAAGATTACAAGAGTTGTCCCTGGGAAATAGATGTTGAAATGAAAATTGACAGCTTGTTAACACAAGCACTAGAGATAGCAAAAAAGCAACATTTAGCCAAACTTGACAATAAATCCCCATAGTGCTATAATAGTACTATGAAATCAAGAAAACGCAGATCAGACAGAAATCATGCAATTTATGTAATCACAAATACTGTGACTGCTGAACAGTATATTGGGCTTACTAATTTGAACACTACTGTTAGAAAATCATTGCACATTCGCGTGAGAAAACACGTACAACGTGCGTATGCAGAGTGCAAAACTTGGGGCTTGTGTAACAGTATTCGCAGCTACGGCACCGAATCTTTTACATATGGTCTAGTTGAAGTTGTACGCGGCAAACTGGCAGCGCATGCACGTGAGACTGAATTGATCAAACAATATAACCCAAAACTTAACACTTTCAAATAAAACCGGTTGACACTTAATGCCTGACCATGTATAATACTCATATGCGTAGAATAAATTTACCGTTTCTGATAACTGGCTGTGCCCTAATAATCACGTGGGTGCTATTTCTGGTATTTGTGGTGGGAGTGCATGACGAATTGAAAGTTAGCAATAAGTTCACTGTGAAGTATGATTGTAGAATCGTTGACAAGTTGCCCAACACGCCATTGGAAGTTCGCGGCAGATGCAATGACTTGATGCAAAAACAACAGGGACTATGATGAAAAAAACTGTTAAAGATGGCCAAGTTGCTGTACTGTATTCACCCGAATACGGTTCAGGTTGGTACACCAGTCATCACATTGAAGAATTGCTTTTTGATCCAAGTATTATACAGTGGGTCGAGCTTGAGGAATACGATAAAATTAAAACCTACATGACACTAAGATATCCTGATCTATATCTTGGAAGAGTAGAAGACCTTCACATCCGATGGATACCACTGGGCACTTTGTTCAAGATTGATGAATATGACGGCAATGAATCAATTTCGTTGCGAGATATGGAAAATTGGATTATAGCATAATATAAAGGAGAACCTGATGAAAATTGACATAGACATAGACAACGATTTCGTAGATAAGATAATGGCAGCACGCCTGCACCAAGACTATCAGTATCTGTTACAAGATATTAATCGGTTGAACTCAATGCCCAAACTGGAAGACTTTCAACGGCGAGACCTCGAAGACCACGTGAAGTACAAAGAATGTTTGGAACTGATGTTAGAGTACTATGTGGGTTTTAATTGGAAGACAATCTTACCAAAGGAAACTGAACTATGATTACACGCAACATGATTTATTTTACTGATCCCATTGTGTTTTGTATTGCAGTTGGGATTATATATGTAGTGCAAGCGGTATAATGAATACAATTTTAACCGATATATTTCTTTGGATCAAAGATGATTATAAAACCAATCCAGTTAGATTCGCCATTGAATTTTTGTCTTGGGCAATTAGCGTGGGCTGTGCAATCGCTATGGCAATTACTGTACCCAATCCGCCTTTACTTGTACTTTATCCTCTTTGGATTTGTGGTTGTGCCATGTATGCTTGGGCTGCTTATAGCAGGAAATCATTTGGCATGCTGGCTAACTATGTATTGCTGGTAACCATTGACTCAGTTGGATTATTTAGGATGATATAAGATGATAAAAAAATATACACTAGCGGTAACAGAAAACGAACAAGGCGAGTCCGTCATTCAATTTCCCGAAGATGTACTAGAGCAGGCGGGCTGGAATGAGGGAGACAACTTACAATGGACCGACAATGGTGACGGCTCATGGACACTGGCCAGGATTGAATCTGCCTCAACAGAGGAAAAAGAATGGGTGCTTGTTGAATGTATCTCAACATTTAGACACCGTTACATGGTTCAAGTACCAGAGGGAAAAGCAGAATGGGCATTGGACACGGTGGTAATGGAAGATGCAAACGAGTTTAGCCAGTTGCATTTAGGTGAAACAATTGTTTCACATAGGGTAGTTACTGAAGACGAAGCACTGGCTATTTGCGATGAGGACAACGACTATTGCTCCAGCTGGCCTGACGAAAAGAAAATGGAAGTACTTTTTACAACATACCCACTGAATACGAGGTGCAATGATGACTGAATGTAGCCCAACTGCCAACTGGCAAGACCCTGAATGGAACACCTTCCACACTTGGATTGAGGGTGTACTAAAGACCACCACAGCCACAGTGACCTTTACAAAAAAAGATGGCAGCGAACGAGTGATGAAATGCACACTGGACCCAGAACTGCTGCCCGCTATTACAGTAGTAGAAGGCAAACGTGAGCGCAAGATTCCAGAACACAGTATTGCTGTATACGATACTGACATTAAAGAATGGCGTAGTTTTGTAGTCAAGTCAGTTAAAAATATCAAATTTGCCATGGGTGAATAAATGTCCAATGACCTTGATCAAGCGGATCTTTACTACACGTGCCCCAATCACACATGTAGGCAACAACTTTTGAAATCGCAAATGCAAAATGGTCATTATTGTTTCCGTTGCGGAACTCAAGTAAGAATCTGTGTTGATACTAGAGAATTTGACTATGATAGTAAAACCATACCTGTATTTGTGTTTGGTTTTATAAAAGGATTTTTGGTGGCAGGCGCCTTCGGACTCATTGTTGGACATGGCTATCTGTACGGAACAATTTGGGGAATCATTTGGGGATTACACCGGTACTCCACTGGCACTCCCAATTGGACATATAATACTAAGTATTTGGATGTTTACTAATGGTTGACAGTAAATACATGTTCCTGTATAATGTATCTATCATGAAAAAACAAGTTATCACTTTTGCAATACCCAAACTCAAGCACAGGGCGCACTATGCCCTGTTTGCTGAGAACACTCCCTTTCAGCCAAAAGTTGTTAAAAACAAAACAACTTATACTCGTAAGGCCAAACACAAAACCAACTTGGATTGAATATGCAATATTTCTCATATGGCATGAACACCAATCTTGCCCAAATGGCAGCACGTTGCCCAGGGGCTGTGAACTTAGGTGCTGCCTGGATAGACGGGTATGAATTTACTTTTAAGACTCATGCCGACATTGTGAAACGCCGGGGCGCTAAATGTCACGGAGTACTGTGGGAAATCAATGAAGCCCACTTGAAAGCACTGGACGGGCTTGAGGGCTTTCCCTATTATTACACCAGATTCAATGTAACAGCCCACACCAAATCAGACACAGTGACGGCTATTGTGTATCAAATGACTGACCAAGGACCCAGCGAGAGCCCCTACACGGGCTATCTGAACATGGTAACTGAAGGCTATCAGTCCAACGGGGTCGCACTAGACCAAATCGACAGGGCAATGAACAAGTTGTCAAAAATGCAAGCATAAATTCAACTATTTTGGTTGACACTAAATCCCTTTGGGTGTATAATGTACACATACACTAGAAAACAAGGAGACGAAAATGCGTAAAATGGCTGTTATCAAGGGCTTCAAGAATTCCCAAAAGATTCGTGTCATCATCGATGGCGTTGGCATCTATATGACAGTGGGCGAAACAGTTGACACTTTTGCAACTGTCAGTCACTATCAGGCAGTAGAGCAAACCCTGCACATGATGGCGCAAGAAAAATGCGGTGGTATCGGTCACCGTTTGGCCATCTATGATTATAAAATGGACAAGATCACGGTTGATATTCAAGTTGATTTGATTTAAGGAGATGGCAATGACTGAATTTGAAACAAAGTGCTACGGTATGTCCGAAGACGCAATTCGTGAACAGTACATGAACTGCTTCACAGCAAAGTTCACTGGTTTGGAGATGGTGGTGGCAGGAATTTTGAGTGATTGTCAGGAGATGATATCCATGAATAACCCCAGCATCCCTTCACCCAACTCCAATGAGTATGTGCGCAAGCAAATGAATATTGCAAAGTTCATTCTTTGCGAAATGATGGATCAGAAGGAGGCTGCATAATGAGTAAGCGTAAAGAAACCAAAGAAGAATTCGAGGCACGAGTAGTTGAAGGCGTAGCCAAGGCATTGCGCAAAAGTGAAGATCTAGTTAAGGCAGGTCGCAAGGCACTTGAAGAAGCCCGTAAAGAAGCTCGCAGATTAGCAAGGGAGGCAGTATAATGTCTAAAATGTCCCAACTGCATATGATCATAGTTGATGCTATCGAATCGGGTATCTCCCAAGAGTGGACTATCGAGTTGATGGTTGAAGGAGGCCTGCCACGTGAAGCCTGTCCCGAAATCTTGCGTGTTTTTAAAGAAGCGGAGACCACGTAATGACTGCTACCGAAATTCAAGTCAAGATGGACCTGCTGCTGGAAGCCAATCAGCATTGGAAAAGTTGTCAAGATGGCAGCTACGAAATGGCCCTGAGCATGAGCGGCTACTATGATCTGAAGGAACAGCTGGCTCGGATGCTTAAGGATGCAGGATAATGGCATACTCAGTTTGGGAGACTAGCCGGGCATATGGTCCACGCAAGGGACTAGAAGGTCCCTTTACCTTTGTCAATGGTCAGGTACTGTACTATGATGTAAAAGCGGGACAGTATTGGGATCCGCGCACTGACTTTTATGTGGAGCAGGCGGAAATGAATCTGATCAACAGCCACATGGTTGAAATCCTGAGCAGGTAACACACATGGTAGAGTATAAGGTACCAAATGCGTTACTGAACAATGTGGCCAGAGCAGGGGACAGAATTGTTAGTATTAGACTGCACAAGCACCATGATGACATTGAGCAGTTTCATCTGGAGGCAGCGGCACTGGCCAAGCTACAGGAGTCCAACAGGATATTACGCAATCACAATTACAGAAAAGATACAGAGTTAATCAATTTATACTGGCACACTGCCAATCAACATGAGATTAGTTTGATCAAGGTAGCTGCCTACAGTGGCTTACACATAGACCGATATATCTGATAAAGGAAACACATAATGAAATCTTACAAAGACAACAACTACCAATTCAACGGCCATCCATATGCTATGCAAACTGGACCAGTGCCGCCTGTAGTCAACCAAACAACCATGATTGACTTATTTGATGATTTACTGGACAACGATCTGCACGAAGCCCGCGCAGCTATTCAACAGATTATGAGCATGTAAAATGACTACAATAACTATTGATACCAAATTGGCCACGGCCATTGTTGAGTTGCACAATATCGCCCGATTGATTGAGCAGGAACTGGGCCAATGTGTATTGAGCGAAGACATACGCAAGTGTGCAGACCGGTTACACGGGCGAGTGAGCCGAGAATACCAGATGGTCAACCCCAAATAGATGCTAAAATAGCATCAAATACCGGTTGACAGTAAATCCAAGTAGTGCTATAATATGGGTATAGTGAATAACAAGGAGCAGCAAATGGGTGAATTTCTGACTGGTGCAGTTGTTACAAAAACAGCAAATCTTTACTCAGTATTGTTCAAAAAGCAACTGGTTGCCCAGTATCAATATAGCGATCAGGCAGTGATGTTGGCAATGGACAGTATCAAATTAGAAATGTTGCTGCAGGACAACAATGTGTTCATGCTGAAAGCGGCATAATGCGAACAGTTGTCATTATGTTACTATTAATGTTGTCAGGTTGTGCAGTCACTGGGCACCAGATAGCTGAGCAAATTCGCAGTGATTTTATCGTAACAATCAAGTGTCAATCGGGTAGAGGTTGCTGATTTGGTTGACAGTAAATCAAATTGGGTGTATAATATACACTTACACTAGAGAAAAGGAACTGTATCATGATGACAATTATCTTAGTAGTCGCAGTGGGAGTTGCTTGTTATATTAGCTACGTTCTGGGTCACATTCAGGGCTATGACGACGGCGCCAAAATGGTGCAAGATATACATGGTCGCAAAGAACCCACAATGTAATTTTGGTTGACATTAAATCAAATTGGGTGTATAATATACACTTACACTAGAGAAAAGGGAAAAGAAAATGGCTTACATGTCTCAGGAACGCAAAGCAAAAATCGCCCCAGCAATTAAGGCTATTCTCAAGAAATACAATGTCAAGGCTTCATTAAGTGTACGCAATCACATGTCATTGTGCCTGAATATCAAGTCGGGCCCTATTGATTTTATTGGTAACAGTAATCGTGTTTGTGGTAATGATTTTTATCAAGTGGCACGTGGATTCGCTCCTAATACAAGTGGTTACGAATCTATTAACCCTTATCACTTTAAGGATCACTATGACGGTGATGCTAAGGCATTCTTGACCGAAGTATTGGAAGCAATGAATGATGGTAATTGGGATAAGAGTGACATTCAAAGTGACTACTTTAATGTGGGTTGGTACGTTGATGTTAATATTGGTAAATGGAACACCCCATATGTTTTGGTAAAATAAGTATAGCGTTTCAAGTAGTTTTTGCAGCAAAGCAGTTGACAGTAATAGGCAAGTGTGTTACAATTCATACTGTGCATAAAGCACATTTAACTTTAATTTAATTTATTTCGTAAGGGAACTAAAATGACTGAGCAAACTTTCAAAGTAGCAGGTATCACGACTCAAAATGGTAACAGCAAAGTACGCTTTACTGACGATCTCATTCGCCGTGTAAAGATTTTCAACAAGCTGGGTGCTACCCGCATTGACTTGGTCGAGTTGCCAAGCGAGATGACTAAGATTGAAGCACTGCGCTATCTCATGACTGCAGCAGAGTTCCAAAGCCCAGGCGATCAGGCAACTATCACTGATGCCATTCAGAATCGTGAGGGCGCCAGTCCCAAGACCGAAATCAAGGTAAAAGCATCACAAGCACCAAGTTTGGATGCGATCAAAGCACGTGCGAAAGCAGCAGTAACCGCTAGCGATCTGCACAATGTAGATCCTGCGTAATGTATCATGTGGGCACTAGGGTGCCCTTTTTAAAAGGATATGGTATGAAAATTGCAGACAAGCTGTCAAAAGTAGATGAAACCGTAAACGTGCATATGTACGACAATGGATTTTTGGTTGAAGTGTCCGGTCGTGATCATGGCGACGATTGGGCTAATGTAAAAATTCTGTGTACTTCGTTAGCAGAAGTCAGCGAATTGATTGAAGAGGCTACCAAAGTAGAGCGCAGCTAATCATGAATTACTATGATAGTGTAACTATTTTGCACAGATCAATTAATACCAGACGGTATTTTGATCCCAGCAAGCGAGATGATTTGACTGTGTTAAAATTCTTCAAAAAGCATAACAAGTGGAAAGATGGATGTCCATTTTATTTGGAATGGCCTCACGCTGATATTATCAGCATGTGCAACACAAAGTATTCTGATTACATGTTAAAGCAACTAAAGTAAAAAAGCCCCATATGGGGCTTTTTTATTAGGTCTTCATTATGAAACACAGTGCATAGTAGGGTGGCAAATTCTGATTGGTTCCACTAATACCTGCAGTGTTCACTGTGGTAGACACTGTGCCAGATGGTGTGCCCGCAGATCCTGATGTGATAGAAATGCCAGTTGATGAATTGCTAGTATAAGCTTGAACTCCACTGGTACTAATCCCACCGTATCCGGATATAGCAGTCGCCATCTCCACTTTAAAATTAGTGCTAACACCACTGTTACCAAATAAGTCATATCCAGGCCCGATACCCACCCCCATGATGTGATTGTGTTTGGGGTCAGTAACACCATGTGTGTGAGCAGACAACGAATCGCCTGCGAAAGATGAACTTGCAGTGTGAGTGTGGCTGGCCACCACAGCATCTGCCGTACCACCGGTAACACCAACGGTGTATGTTGAACCGGCACCAATAATAAATTTATTTCTTAAATCAGGTGTACTATTAGTACCATCACATATTCTAAATCCTGAGGGTATGGCAGAGGTGGCTCCGGACCACATCATGATGACACCAGTTGGTATTGTTTGACTGACTGTTGGTGAAGTTGTGGTTAATCCACTTATTGCCGATTTCACATACTCGGTGGTTGCAATCTGTTTGCTTCCGGCAGCAGCTTGACTGGCGGTAGGAGCTAGAGGAGTTCCAGTAAACTCTGGACTCAGCAAAGGAGCCTTACCCGCCAGTGCAGTTGTCAAAGTTGCAGTACCAGAATAATTGGTAAGTGCATTGGTGACAAACGCAGTGGTTGCCAATTGCGTAGAATTTGTTCCGTTAGCCGCAGTTGCAGAAACTGCCAGGCCGTTAACTGTTAGGTTACCTGTGACAGTTGCATTGCCGCCCACAGTTAAATTGGCTGTAATATTAGCGTTGGTTAAATTGCCTGTGATATTGGCACCAGGAATATTACTTATATTACCAGCATCGCCCTTAAAGGCACCTGCAGTCAATACTCCGGTATCTTTGTTGAATTTTAAATTTGTATTAGCACCCAGTACACCAGCATCGTTGAATTGTATATGGGTGTTGCTTCCTGCCGCCGCTACACTACTACCAAATATACCTGCTTGAGCAGTCCAACTAAGGTTTCCAGTTCCATCAGTTTGTAGTATATACCCGCTAGTTCCTCCCAATATTTTAACATCATCGGCTGGTCCTAAATTAGCTTTAGCCACTATAAGTTGACTGGCACTGATTCCACCGCTTAGTGTGATACTGTTGGGTAACTCTACTTGTATGTTGCCTGAGCTGGTTACAGGAGTGCCAGTCACTGTTAATGTGCTGCTGACCACTCCCACTTTGGTCACAGTTCCTGCTTGTGTTGCCAATCTGGCAGAGATAGTAACATCTCCGTTGCTGCCACTGAGTACAATTCCAGTACCTGCAGTCAATTTAGTAACACCTGTGTTTACTATACTGATAGTTCCATCACTTGTAATGGGGCTGCCGGACACTGCAATTCCGGTTCCAGGATTCACTGCCACGCTGGTCACTGTGCCAGTGCTGACAGTGCTTACAATGCTGGTTATTCTACCGTATTTGTCTACTGTGACTGTGGGAGCAGTATACGCACCAGCCACTACGCCACTCACTGGTAAATTGATAGTGATATTACCGTCACTGACAATGGGTGAGTTGCTCACAGTTAACGAGCTACTGGTCACGCCCACGCTGGTGACTCCAGCTACTAGTTCACCAGTAGAATCTCCGGACACGCTAATAGTTACGTCGCCGTTGCTGCCGGAGAGTGAGATTCCAGTGCCAGGAAGCAGCTTGACTACTCCTGTGTTCTTGACTGTAACAGTGCCAGTCTGATCATTGGTAGCAGTTGATATACCAGTGCCACCTACGAACTTCACATAG